CTGGTTGATATCATATCTCATATAATTTCTTTTCTCGCTATTAATTGCTGTCATAACTAGGTATACTTTCTTCGCCGAGATTTTAATACCACCATTCACCATGATGAATAAATTTGCTTCCCCAGAGGTGCCAGTTTCTTTTCCTCTCAGAATCACATTACAGGGCAGAAAACAGTCAGTATCATTAAAATGCACAGCCGGAGAATCAATAGTTCCAACTTCTAACGGTGTGGAGTCTAATTTTTGTGAGGGCAAATTAATCTCACTCAATTTAAACTCTACACATCTCACTTTTGCAGTTCCATTAAAAATACTATAACGAATTCTTGCACCACCTTTTCCCGGAATTGTAGAAGTCTTAGTGAAAGTCGTTCCATATTCAACACTGTTAATCGGTTTAAAATATAGACCATTAAAAGCACTCATTGTCATATTCAAAATATTAGCCTGCCCCTGTTCCGACGGATGTACACCGTCATTAGAAAAACTAGATTCATATAACATAGCCTGATATGCGGGAATTACACTACATCCCAGCTTCGGGGCTGTATACTGCCAGATTTTATTCGCTTTCATAACACTGATATAAGTGGTTGAAGTGTGTATTCCTTGTTGATGTCCTTCCCATGTCCACCCCATAGGGCAGATTATAATATTTTTAGCATTTACATATGATGACCTAACAGTGTTCACAAATTCAATCATCCCATTGCTTATTTCACTCTCAGAAGCATTTCTATCGTTATAGCTTCCTCCCACAATAATATATGATATTTTATCCTTATCTTTTTTTGATAGCTGTTTTGTTAAATTCGTGATTAAATTAGTGTATGTTTTAGTGCCGTCAGCTTTAAATCCAGTGCCGCTCACAGAAGCAGAATAACAAGAGTATCCGTTTTCTGTCAATATGCTTTTCATGATATTTGCCCATGACTTTGATTCATCAAGCAGATTTTCCCCCACACCGTAACTATCACCTAATATAATAATACCCGGCGAATTAATTCTAATCATAGCACCTTGTAACAATGCATTAGAAATAATTGATTCTAACTCTCCAGATTCTTTCATAGAGTTAATGACTTTTTTAACCTCGTCTTCCACATTAATCTTAATGAAATAATCTTCCACATACTGTTTTAGCTCTTCAAATTTGCCTTCGAGATTATCAAAATCTCCTTGCATAGCTATCCATTCGTCAACCAAATTATTTACCGTTTCAATAACCCATGTTAAATTCATTTCATGAAAATTTGTATATGGAAATTTAAACATTTTCCCACCCTCCTTAATACACTAACAGGAAAAACTCTTCTTTAAACAATTCAGTAATCTTACTTAATGCACTCATAGATTTTTCAAGCTTGAAATCCAGCACTTCAAGTTCCGACATTCCTGTAGACCTTGTTTCTTTTTCCGTTTCTGTCGTTTCATTTTTAGAATTTTTTGCGTTGTTATTTGTCTCATCATAGCTTGCTTTTCCTCCATAAGTAATGGTTGTGCTTCCCTTATCCACAAGTGACGTAGAATTAAACCCTGCCACTTTTTCGGCTGTTGAATCTGCCCCACTCGTCCCACTATTACTTTCCTGTTTTAAATTTTCTTTATCTTCTGTTTCAGATTTTCCTTTCCTGTCTCTCGTAATTGTCTCTGTTTTTGCCCCCTCTGTCGTGGAAATAGCAAGTTCTATATCATAGATGATTGAGAACAATCTTTCATTCACTGAAGCCCACGAATTTAAAGCCAACGCCATTTCAGTAGGTGACGGTATCAGAACTTCCAGTTCAGCACATTTCAACAACACATAGTTCTGAATATTATCCTTTCCAATATCATTAACCATATTGACAGGTAAATGACTTATGAAATTATCTTTCAACAGATTCTCATTCCATGCTAGCAGACCCTGCAAGTAAAGTTCCCCGGGCATTATTCCCACCCCCTTCATTATGACGCAATTTAACGCTGAGGTCAAGATTGAACATTTTGTTGGTTTGCTCAACCCCCTCTTTTAGTGTTTCAAGCCACAGTTCCGCTTTTGTGAAACATTCAATATTGTTGCTGTTCACTTCATCCACTATCATACGTTCTTTCTTGTCGCTTCTTATGTTCGGGATACCAACCTCATTACAGAACATTTCTTCCCACCGTCTTAACGTGTCCTGTAATTCTGGGGCAATAAAATTCTTTTTTAAGTCATTGTTAAAAAAATCTAATGGGATATTGTCATTCCCCATTTTCAGTTTTTCATCATAGAAAACCCCTAGCTCACCCCTCATCACCCGGTCAAGAATTTTCTTCATTGATTCGGCCTGGCTTTTTCCTCTCACAGCGAAAAGGAATGATAGCTTGCTATTCATGATATTCATTTCACACGTTTCAGCAGTCATAGCCATATTATCTGCATAGTAATTTACGATATCAGAAACACCACTATAATTTGGCTGTAATCTGATAAGAGAACACTGAGTGCCAATTTTAGGTTCTAAAATTCCAGTCAATAGAGGATTGACAATTATGGCATGTGTGGGATTGTAATAGATATTATACCCTCTCAATCCACAATGCTGACATATAACACCAAACTTGTCCGTATTCACAATTGCCAGATAGCCATTTAAAAACAACGAGTACAGAAAATAATTCTTATCCCACATTTCAGGTAACTCAAATTCAAACACAGACATAACTTTCTCGAGTAAATACTTCTTGAAAAACGTGAACATTTGAGTGTTTTTTGTGTGAAGAGTTGACGGACTGTAAGACGAGTTAAACAAGTTTATCATTTCATAACTGTATGGCATCATATCACCCCTTTATAAATATTGAACTCCAGTATTGCGCTTTTACATATCTATCAGGCTGATTCAGGTCACCGGGTCTAAGATAATTGTACATGAACGCATTTGTTAGATATTTTAAATCATAGTTTCCAGTTGCCCATTGTCTCCATGTTATTGGATAACTAGATGTCTGATACCACTGTGATTCAATACCTCTATGTGCATCCCCCACACTTTCCTGATATTCAGCAAACAAAACAGCACACTGTTTTCCCCCATCATACCAATCATCATGCCCCCCGTACAGCACGTCTAAAACTGTGAGAAGATTCTGACCGGGTGTCCACTGTACAAGACCTCTTCCCGGGCCTGCCGGAGTAGTACCGCCACCAACTTCAATTAATCCGGGATTCATGGTACTTTCTTTTTCCATGTTCCCCAAAAGTGCCATTCTGGCTGTCGCACTCCATCCTCTTTCCTTAAAGTAGTTGTTAATATTGGCTGCATTTTGCTTCATTTGTTCTAGTGTAAAATATCCGTTCTCTTTGTCTGTAACTATCACATTCCATTTTCCAGACGGCAGGGGGATTTCACCGCCGCTATCCCCAGAGCCACCAATGGAAAGACCTATTAATAATGCTGAGTTGTCATTTCTGATGTTTCTATGCATAATAAACGCCCCCTTCTAACAATGATTTAACTCTTGATATCTCATCTGAATAAGCCCCTGTAATATTCATGTCCCCATGTTCTACTAAATAATATCCGGTTCCCAGTGACTTAAAAGTACCACGTTTCATATACGGTCTTCCATTTTCACTGTTGTCCTCGTCAGTGACTGTTAGGAAATATTGAAAAAATGATATCCAACCATCGGTTCCTATAGTTGAGCCGTTAGACCCTTTTGACGACACTGTAGGAAGGAACTCATTTACAGCGTTCCCGATATACCCAACTCCTTTCATGAGTTGAACGGAAGCAATACTACCGAGTGCGGCTACAGATGATATCACACCCTCAAGAGGATTGTTTCTAGCTTCATTTATTTGAACAGGAACACCATACATGCCAGAACTATAGCCGAGTAGTGCATTATTATTAGTAAACGAGATATCGTATACACCTGTTCGCGGGTCTATTCGGAAATCAACATTAATTGGAGCGCTAATATTTATTTTATTGGTGTCAATTTGCATCACACCAAATAGTCTTGAGGCTATTTCCAACCGATGATATGCGCCGTGGTTCAGGTAATCACCTCTAGAAGCCTGAGGATGACTTGACAAGGTCACACTCCGTTTTAGTTTGTATGCTAAAAGTGCATCCAATTTTGTACATACTGCAGGAATTTTCCAATATCCTAACGGAAGTTCTGACACTTCTGTTCCGCCGGGTATACCGAAAGGCATCCACATACAATTTGACACGTACTGGAATGGGTTCATAACAATTTTAACAATGGAATCTTTTATTCCTGATTCTTTGATATCAGCCCAATCTATGTCGCCGAATGCTTTCTGGCAGAACGTTGTGAAATCTGTTACTTGAAATTGGTAATATTCTAATGCACCCTCTTGACCTACTACTGTCAGTATAATGAACCCTGTTACCCAACCTGTGCTTGCACCTTCTGGCAGTACGCTAATTTCTTGCGCCTTTTTTGTGTAACCAGATTTTGCGGGGTAAAAATTGTCTATTACAGAACCATCAAAAGTGGCACTGCTTCGTAAAATGTAAAATTCTTCTTCTATGATTTTGCTTTTGAAGCTTGCTAATACATCACACTCTAATGAACAAATCCATAGACCCTCTTCAAACGTCCAGTCTTTTACAAAATAATATCTGTTAAACTCTTCAACATAACAGTAATTCAAATTAGTCGGATTCCCAGAAACATCGTTATATTGTACGCTCAGCGTTGGACTTGAAATAGAAGAGGGGCTTCGTAAAGCCCCGGTTCTAGTCACAACAGCAGAAGAATCTGGAGGAACCCATGTAGAATTTTTACGTTTTCCCACATTGTAAAAATGAACTCTCATGCTGTCACCACCTTATTAATCTAATAAGAACACAACTCCATTTTCTGTGAAATCATTATAATATCTGTCATTGAAATGCCAGAAAATGTTACTGTACCCACCCCGTGCATTAAACGGTGAAGGTGCAGACCACTCGCCATAAGTTGTAATGCCAACCGCTTCCTCGTCGAATAACACGCCGAAAATGTTAGAAGTAGCTGTACCCTCAGTATCCGAAACAACATTACCAGAAGCGTCCATATATGATGCTTTTACATGGATACCGTCAGGGGTGTCAATGTTCTGCCAAAATCCGACTTTCTCGTGGTCAGCCATTTTCAGATAGCTGTCGTTAAAGATAGAGGACATAACAGTAGCATCAATATTGTTAAGTTCCTCAGAATACAGATACAGTTTCTGTTTGTTGTATGGCGTATGTCTGGAAATCTCTTTTCCTGTCACGTTAATGTGGAACTTTTGTGTTCTCTCAGACATCCAGTCGGATACTGTTTTGATGTAACCTGTCACCCACTTCATGAACGGCACAAAATTTTCAGGCTGTTTTACCGTGTCAGTTGTCAGTACAGTTCCTGCTACATCATTGTATTTTGTCACAAGATGAATTACATTGTCAGTGTCCCCTTTAACTTTACCCCCGATAAAGTTCGCAAGCGTCATTCTTGCTGTTGCTTCATGTGCCTGTTCAATCAAATCAGACGCATTTGTCATAATCATAGTGACAAATCTTTGAAACTCCTGTTCATTCTGTAAAGCAACGTTTAACTGGTCTCTAAACAGTGTAATCTGTCTCTGGTAAACGTTCTGCCCATAGAAATTTGTCTGTAGTATTTTTGGAATAGCCACCGCCTGGTCGTCCACACTCTGTCCGTCTTTTAAGTCATATCTGTCATCGTTATCCCAATCGGAATCCGCAATATTGAGTTTTCTCACGTGATTTCCGAATTTAATGCTATCCTGATATAAACCCTTAAACTTTCGTGAATATGGTCGGATAGAAAAAATGGTTCTACTGAGAACCTGAGAAATTGCGTTTAACAGCGGGTCGATTCCTAACCCTAGTGCTACTGTAGCGACAGAAGTAAAATTGCTAGTTGCAATCGCACTAATTGTTTTTTTTCCTGTTGCCTGATTTACAATTTCATTCAGAACGGCTGCACCATTAAAACTTGCCACGTTTGGCGCTTCTGCTAGTAAGCTTGACCCTGTACCCATAATATCACTCCTTTACTGGTGGATTAATAATTGATGCTAACATGTCGTTCGTTGTCGGTGGTTCTGGAATCTGAGAGTTACTCAGGTTACCCACCTGAATCAGTCTTGTGATTTCATCTAACCGGTTGTCCAGAACTCCCATACGCTGATTAAAAACGTCCTGAGTATTACCCGGAACCTGTGTCGGAACTGGTACTGATGCTGATGCTGATGCTGATGCCGGTGTCGGTGTCAGAATCGGAGCCGGAGCCGGAGCCGGAGTCGGAGTCGGAATTGACCCTGTACCTGCAATCTTGATGATGTCCTGTTTGCTAAATCCTGCCCCTGCAAGGGCGATGATATCCTCGATTTTCATGTTGCCACTCCTTTTTTATTAAATATTTTTTATTACAAAAACCTGCATAAATCTTTCCGCTGTCGGAGTATTCACAAAGATACCAGTTCATAGTGATATCTGTGAACCCGTAACAAAAAATAGTACGTCCTTTTGGCATCTCTACAATGATATCTGCGTTTGTATCTGGCTTATCACGCAACATCAGAGGGGAACTCTTTGTGCTTATCTTGTATTCACCATATACGTCGCAGTCTGGTATGATGTCAATCATTCCGTACTGTTCTTCCATATCGGGGTCTAGTAGAATTTTTGCGCCTAATGGCATCTGTATCACTCCTTTACGTCCAGTTTGTCTGCAAGTTTCTGAATTGCCATCGTGTTGTTGTTCAGAACCTCTGTGAGGTTGTGTATCTCTTCTTTATGGTTTTCAGTCTCCCTGTACCATAAATAAAAGGTTACTGCAAGGCACGCTACAGGTACACCTAAAGAGCTAAATAACTGGCTTACTGCCTGAATCCATTCCATATTGTCACCCCCTCTTTTGAATTGAGGGGAAGTGCTGTGAGCCAACCAAACTCATGTACACGGGTTCCGCCCGTCGGTTTTGTACCACTCCCCTACAATGATAGAGTATCACATCTTGAAATAATTGTCAAGTAAATATTTTGATTCGATATCAGAAAAACTCACTAACCCGTCAAGGTACATCCCCCAGACCCATATGAACTTGTGCCGGAAAGCTGTTAAATCTCTTGTTGACGTGGAATAGGTGATCTGGGGTGAGCCTTGTAGGTGCTGTGTAATATACAGTTTTTCCTTGCTCTTGTGTGTGTATATGGTTATTTCCCCAACTGTCACAATGGGGACGTACTCATTTATGGGTTCAGATTTGATGTCCGAATAGTCCTCAGCATAGAAATCATTCTGAATTGACATCTTGTAAAAATCACTGTCTTTACCAACCATTCTGTACACAGCCGTTTCAGATTTCGCCTGTGAAATCGGGGAGTTGGCAAGATTGATAAGGATAATACCCCTATCAGGCAGATAACTAAATTCCTGCCCTGTTTTGTGCATATCAGTGACTTTACGGATTAAACCTAGTTTTGCGAATATGTCGCAGTTTGCGTTTTCGCTGTTTGATGCACATATGAGCTGTAAAGGCTTATCTCCCATAAGCTCTCGATTTCTGTTTATGGTTTCATATCCATTTAAGAGAGCGATTGTAGCGTTTTTTAACTGTGGTTCTGTCTTTTCCGGGATGAACTCGTCATAAAACATCAACTCAACGTCCGCTGCCCCGAAACCTCGTAAATTGGATATAGTGCCGAGTGCTGCTGAGTAGCCTAGTGGTTCCCCCGAGTTTGTGTATTTTTTTGTTTTCTCGTCAAACGCTGTATCATAAAAACCTGAATACATTTTATTGATAGGTGACGGGGTGATACGTCTGTTACAGTCGGCATTGTATTGCTTAAACGGATTAAATTGTGGTGTGCGTATCATATCTATCTGAGTTTGTCGGGTGCGTAGGTAAATGAATTTTTTATTGTTTTCCACAGCGTGTTTCAAAATACCATAAGTTTTTCCCGTTCCTCTACCGCCCCATATAAAGATAAAAGGACACCCTGTTTCCAAGATGCCCCTTATATTCACATAACCGTTACTGTCGTACAGTTCGGGTTTTTTCATTTCACATAACCTGCTACTAAAAAGTTTCTTCCACGCTGTGATTTTTTGAAAAATACAGATACTTTTCGGAAGTCCTCTCCACATTTTTCAGCCATTGTGATAATGCGCTCGAAAGCCTGAATGAATGAGGTAGATGTTGTCACATAAACGCTGCGTGTTTCCGCATCCTCGATTGACAGAGTTTTTACAACTTCACCCTTTGCGTTTTCATCTTCAACAATAGCATAGTGGTCAAACTCTACAGTTGTTCCTGCAGTGTCGGAAAGACGGATTCTGTTCTCGTCCTCGAACATTGCATACATTAACTCCATTGTGTACTCGTTTTCCTGAATGTTTGTTTTAATAATTTCCATGATGTTTTCTCCTTTTTTTCTTTTTATGCTGTTTTACCCACAGCTGGGAGTTGTTTCAGATTGCGACCTGTTTGTTTCTTAATGTGTTCCTACTCTACTTTTCCATAGTGTACAAATTCAGCTTCTGTCATAGATACTTTTACAACTTCAGTATCCATGGAAACTTTCACAGCTTTTACTCCTGTTTCAGCTTCGTAAGATTTTTTAATCTTTGTAGCTGTTACGTTTGCACCGTAGTAGGTCTTTTCTACAGACTGGCCGTTTTCATCTGTAATCTTTGCTGTTACTTTTTCAATGCTTCTTGTAATCATGTTTTTCAACTCCGTTTCTATTTTGTTTTGTTACAAGTATATAATAGCATATGTGGGTGTATATGTCAAGACTTTTCTTCGGTATTTTTTAGAAAATCATGCCACAAGTCAACGCTGTTGAGAACGTTCAGGTATTCGAGAGTAAGTCCCACAGTATATTCAGACGGGCGTATGACAACGTTTCTGGTAATGCACACGCTTTTATCCGGGTTGTCTGGGTCGGGGTTGTAATAACCATAATCTGTATCATTATAGACAGATTCTGTGCCACCCGCAGCCCTGAATGTGGTTCCGATTTTCAGAGCTTCCAAACCGCCCATTTCCCGCAATTCTTCCGCACCTTTTTTCTTTCCCACGCCTGCTATCGTGATTTCAAGTTTGCCGTTTTTTTCTTGAGCATATTTTTTTGCACCTAAGGTTATAAATCTGTCGGATGTACCCTCATACTCGTATACGCCCAGATAATGTTCCACGCCCTTTGGATCTGTAGCATGACCACCATTTTCTGAAGAATCGTTCTTTAACCGATTATTCAGCTCGTCAAACCCCTTTTGGATTTCGGGATATCTTTCTG